GTCGTCATCATAAGGATCGTCTTCCCAATCCTCATCTTCATACGCTTCAGGTTTACCTAAGAAAGTCTCGACTGCTTCACCAATATATGGATCTTCAGCACCTAAGGCAAACAATACATCGTCCGCGACACCATTGTCTTGGCACCACTTTACGTATTGTGTTGCGAGATCTTCCTTAGCAGTTTTTGGGACATGCTCGGTAAAGATGTCCCAGAGTTCAATTAACTGCTCTTCACTCATTTCCGTCATTTACTGTTTCCTCGGTTAGGTCTTCAACATCAGCAGATTCTTCCGATGTATCTGCTTCTTCGTACTTATGCCTAATCTTGGAAAAGTCGTCCATTATGAGTTGTAGGTTTTCGCCTGTCCAGTCCTTACGATAGTTAAGAACTTCTTCGTTACGACTGTTAACAAATTTAAGTCTGTTACCTTGCTGTACAAGGATGCCTTGCTTTTCAAACAAGTCAACAAGACCACTGTAAGGATCCATACCTGTTTCATATGGAATCTTAACTTGTACGCCTTCAAACGGTTTTGCGTAACGAGTTTTCATTACTTTACACGCCGCTCTAATACCACGTACATCAGTTACCTTCTTACCATCTTCATCTTCTTTTAGTTTTAGTTTTTTCATTGCTACAACAATAGATGAAGCATACACAAATCCTTGACCGCCTGAAATCTTATCATCTGGATCAAACATATCTTGTGATGCGTAAGTGTGGTTTGTACATACCATACCAACATTGTAACTACCAAACATATTAACACAGTTACGTACAAGTGCTGTCAGTGCCTTAGGCTTACGACCCATGTCACCTTTCAAGTCACCCTTACCAAACTGATCAACATCTGTTGGAGTTAGTAACATACCTAACGAGTCAATTACAAACAATACCTTAGGACGGTCTTCAGTGTCAACTGAATCATAGTCCGAACGATAGTCTTTCATGAACTCACTAATAGTTTTTGCTACGTCATCAATCATACTCATTGACAAACGTAATAGTTTATCTTCTGCTGTGTCAACACCTAAAGCCTGCAACCATTTTTCATCAAGTGCGTTCTCTGAGTCAATTAGAACTACAAAGATACCTTGATCTTGTGCGGACTTTACAATGTTACCACTAGCGAAATAAGATTTACCTGCACCAGATTCGCCAGCAAATACAGTTACCTTACCTAAGGGGATTCCTTTGTGGAAGTCCCCAGAGATAAGATAGTTTAATGCGTAATTGCCAGTCGAAACCCAGTCAGTAGGATCGTTAAAACCAACACCTAAGCCTGTAATACTCTTGGTGATGTTCTTACGAAATTTACTCACATCGAATGGTTTCGCCATTGTTTACTCCTTGGTTAATTAAGATTGACGAGCGCGGATCTTTGCTAGGATATCCTGAGCACGATCACTTGTGTCACCTGATGCTGTAGATTCTACAGTACCTGATTCATCACGTGTAACGCCTGCATTAGAATCTTCTTCTGTTGCTGTCATAGGTGCCGCTTCTGCCACAGGAGCCGCAGTTGGCGCCGGAGCAGGCTTATTAGCATTTGGATCACCAGTTGGAGCACTCATGCCTGGAGCACGAAAGTACTGACCCCAACGATCTGGATCATATGCTTCACCATCAACAGATGCTTCAAACATCTCTTGCATAACTTTAAGTTCAACTTCACCTGGTTTCTTAGGTAAGAAGTCATTTAAGTTATAAAGACCGTGTGATTCAACTGCCGCTTTTTCTTCATCAGTAAGAGCACGTTCTCTACGTGACCATTGTGAAGTTGAGTAGTCAGCATAACCACCTTTTGAAGTTTTCTTAATACGGAAGTCTACACCGCGAACGTAATCAGTTGGAAGTTCTTCCATCTCAGGATCCATCAATGCACCTTTGATAATCTCAAAAATTTGAGGACCAATGATAAAACGTCTAATTGGGTTCTCTGGTTTTGAATCTTCGTTAAGTGGATCTTCATTTACGAAGCCTTGGAAAATGTAAGAACGTTTTTTCCAATACTTACGACCTTGTGCTTCTAGTGAAGGATCTTTAAACCAACCACGTACTTC